CGAAACCGTGCGAACTGCGCTGATCCGTTTTGCGGACGACAGCATTTTCACGCCCAACCCCAACGACGTACCGCTTTGGGCGCAGACGCCCTGGGGCGCGATGATCTTCCAGCTCAAGTCGTTCCCGCTGATGATGGCCCGTCTTGGTCGTGACGCGATTGCCGAAGCGAAGCAGGGCAACGTCAAGCCACTAGCCACACTGGCTACGCTTGGCCCAGCCTTTGGTGCTGGCGCACTGGCCAGCAAGGACATTATCCAGATGCGCGGCGGCGAGGATGGCCGTGAGTCTGCTTTGCGCGAGCGTAGCCTGTCGAACATCCTGGAAGGGCTTGGTTACAACGCTGACATCCACGGCTCTGAAGACGAGTTCATGGGGTGGTACGTCGAGGGCATGATGCAGATGGGCGGTCTTGGCCTACTCGGTGACATCGCCTATAGCGTGGCCACGCAGCTCGACAATGGTAGCTATGGCGAAGTTCGAATTGGCTCCACCTTCCTTGGGCCGTCGTTTGGCGCAGCCATGAGTGGCGTCAAGGTAGCCAGCGGTATTACGGACTCGAACCCGGATAGCAACGCCAAAGAACGAGCCGCCGCCCGTGAGGTAGCAACTCGTATTCCGGTGTTAGGTGGGGTTCGCTCGTTCCGAGAGGAAGCCGTGGATCGGGTGGCCGGTCCATCATCACGAGAAGACGCTTCGATAGGTCAAGCTAGTGAAATTGGTAGACAGTCCGGGATCGGCAGCCAAAGTAAGATTGGAGAGTAAAGAAGGGGGCTAGGCGCCCCCTTCTTCGAGTTCGCCATATTCGATCTGCAATGCGAGCGTTTCGATTCGCGCTTCTATGCGTCGCATCTCTTGTTTAATGCTCGTCATGATTCCCTCGGCTCCGGTTCAAAGCGCTGATAGTCGTCGCACGGTTCTAGCGCTGTGCGGTCGTGTTTGTAGCAATGCCACCCGCCTTGCGGATTCGGTCCAGAAAACTTGCACGTTGCGCAAGTTACAGGTACTTCTCTGTCGCCCCAGCAGACACTGCGCTTGAAGCAGCCACGGCATCGCCAGTCGGTTTCATCTGATGCAATCTTCTGCGCGCGGCCCGTGACAACGCGCTCGATGCGTTCCTGTATAAAGCTGTATTCAAGATCGTCAAACTCGACGATCTCAGCGTGGTACTCCGACGTGTTTTTGTTGATTGCAATAAACAACGTCTTCGGAATTTTTGACATGCCCATCATCATCGTCACCTGCGCGTAATACTGCGGGTGACTGATCTTCACGCCATTCTTCTTGAACTTGGCGTGGCTGGCGTCGTTCATGGACTTGATCTCAAGGACATGAAGCTCGCCGTCGAGCTCACAGTGGCCGTCCATGTGAGCTTTGATGTGACCGCCCCACAACTCATAGCTGTGCTGCTTGCCGGTCAGCCCATCGACTTCCCAGACTTGCAGCTTTGCGCGCTTCTTCAAATCGGCGATGACCTCATCTTCCAAGATGTGGCCGAGCCGGAAGATGCGTTTAAGCCGTGGGCTAGGTGGATCGTTGGGAAACCCTCTCAGGTTGAAAGCCAGCAACGCATCACAAGAATTGCCGATGATGCTGGCACCTAGATAGGCGCGGGTTTTCTCCTCTCTGCCCGATTCGTAGCCGTCATCAATGGCTTCAACAATGTCCGATGCGTCTGTCATTCCCTTTCCTTTGTCAAAAGAACGAGGGGGCATTGCGCCCCCTCAACATGGGGGATTTAGAACGGGATCGCGTCGTCGAAGTCTTTCTTCTCTGATCCTTCGGTGCTCCCCGCCTGGCTGTTCACTGGCATAAAGCGTTTGATTTCGCTGTTCTGACGCTCGACGCCGTTCCGATCCCGCCACGGCTTGCCCATGCCGACGTAGACCTTGCAAGTGAGCCCCTTCATCGTCTCAACGTCTTTCGGCTGGTCTGGATTCGGATGGTTGGCCGAGACCAAAAACGTCTTCAGCTGTCTTAGGCCAATCTCCTGGGCTTGCTGGTTGGTGTGATGGATATTGAAATTATGGCGAATGGTCCCCGAGCCATCATTTGCCTCGAACTCCGCTACGAGTTTTCTGTTGGCCGTGTCACCAACAGGCTCGACTCGGGCGTCTTTGCATGTGACGTCATGCTCGCCCGGCTCAAGCCGACGGATTCCCTCGTCCTGTTTCACATTGCTCAGGTCGAGCGAGCCAAAGTTCCAATCACTCATTCTTCAGTCTCCTTTACGTCGTCGCGTGCTTTATCGAACGCTTGATGCTCGTCGTCAGTGCGAGCCATTCGCTCAAATAGCTCAGTGATGTCATCCACCTGTTCATACGGCTTCAAACGGTTGCGGGGGTCGCGCACTTTGCCGTGCCACCCTGAGACCTCGTCGGTGACGACAAAGCGCTTGACTTTCGGAATGCCTTCGTCGGTTTTCTCGGTCACCCGGACACCGCACAAGACATGATCGAAAAGAGCAGGGACGTGTTTACTCACAGCCTGGCCCTTAACCAACGGCCAATACTGCGTCGTGTCATTGGCGTCTTTCTCTTCTTTGGCCAGACAGGTCACGTACACATGCAAATCCATGTCCCGCACCCACTTGAGCGCGCCCAACATCAGCCGGTTGTACTCGCCCCACATGGCGAAGCCGTTGTTGACGTTGGCGAACTCTTTTTCAAGGTGCTCGATGAGGCGTTCGGAAAGCTCGGTCAGTGAATCAATCGCAATCCAGTGATAACCGGCCTGTTTAAAGTCGTCGGACTGAAGCATTTTGATGATGCCCCGGAAAGAGAACGTCCCGTTGTCCGGGTCATGTGTTCCGTCCCACGAGGTGAAAGGCAAGTAATCAATGGCGACGTCTTCAACAGACTTCAGCCCTGACTCACCGGACAAGATCAGCCCCTTGCCATAGCGCTTCTGGTAGTAACGTGTCTGGAATGTTTTGCCGAACCCATGGTGTGCGTAGAGCAACACCTTGGTTGGCCCTGATTGAGCGATGTCGCTCGTAGTCTGGGTCTTAAACATCTACGGTCACCTTTACCTTTGCTGGGTCAAGTTTTCTCGTCAGCGCTGGCTTCAAGCGCTCCTGCTCCTGTGCGGACAGTTTCTGGAACTTGCGCTTATCCACGCTGACGTTTTTCTTCACGTGATCAGGCCACGTGGTCTCGTCAGCCCCGAGAATTTCAAGGAGCTGGTTCTGATCCCAAGACCAACGCTCCGTACGCGTGACTGACACCTCGCAGCGCGGGGTATTGAACACGTGCTCGGTCGATGTCTCGGGTGCGTAATGCGCAATCTCTGCCGAGATTTGCTGCATCTGCTCGTCGATTTCTTTGCGCTTGATCGCGAGTTCGGAGTAGGTGAGGGCCAGCTCCTCGACTCGCTCCTCGACAGTTGAGGTCGGGGAAGCCGTGCGTTCAAACACGGACCAGTCGCTCTCAGCCATAGGGTTCTCCTGTGAAGTGTCTTTAGGGTGTCATAAAGGTGTCTGTATGTGTATCGTACACAAGACACCTTAAAAGGCAACCCAAACAACTAACCACGATTAGGAGAACCGACCAGTGGGTAGGCAGCTCAATATCGAAGCATTGATTGAAGACTTGGGCGGCGCCGCGTGCGTCGCCAATGCGCTTGGCGTGGCGCGCACCGCGCCTTACGGGTGGGTGAAGCGCCATTATGTCTCCAGTCGAGTGCTCGAACAGTTGAAGTCTGCTTACCCCGAGGTGGATATTGACGCTTACTTTGAGGTTACCGATGAAGACAAAACTCGACGCAGCACATGAGTATCTGGAACGCGGTTGGTCAATCATCCCGATCCGCCCCGAGGCCAAGCGGCCAGCGATTGCCTGGCGCGAGTACCAGGAGCGCCAGCCCACCGAAGAGGAAATCGAGGACTGGTGGACGAAATGGCCTGACTACGACATTGCTTTGGTCACCGGCGCCATCTCAGGTGTCGTCGTCGTCGACTGTGACAACGAGGATGCCGAGCATGCGGCGTTTGATGCGGGCATGCGCTCGTGGATCAAAGTCAAAACCAAGCGTGGTGTCCATCTCTATTTCCGCCACCCGCGTGACGGTATTCGTCGTGGCCCGCGTGCTGGCGTCAATAGCCGTGGCGCTGACTGGCCTCGCATACCTGGCCTAGATTTTCGAGGCGACGGTAGCTATGCACTGCTGCCACCCAGCAATCATTACAAGTGGGACTATGACACCAGCGCCCT